CCCCGCGTTGACGGTGGCTTGGTGCCTGGCTTGCTTATGCTTGCTGGTCCAAGCAAACACTTCAAATCGGCGTTTGCTTTGCTTATGGCTGCAGCCTATCTGAAAAAGTATGATGATGCTATTATTCTGTTTTACGATTCAGAATTTGGTACTCCACAATCATACTTCGAATCTTTTGGCATTGACATGAACCGTGTTATTCACACACCAATCAAAGATGTCGAGGAATTGAAGTTTGATATCATGAAGCAACTTGACAACATTGAAAAGAAAGATAACGTTCTTATTCTTATCGATTCTATTGGTAACCTCGCTTCAAAGAAAGAAGTGGACGATGCTATGGACGGCAAATCAGTTGCTGATATGTCTCGTGCAAAACAGATGAAGTCTCTGTTCCGTATGGTAACACCTCACTTGAACCTCAAAGACATTCCTTTGATCGCAGTGAATCACACGTATAAAGAGATCGGTTTGTATCCCAAAGATATCGTGTCTGGCGGTACCGGAGCGTACTATTCCGCAGATGCCATTTGGATCATTGGTCGTCAGCAAGAGAAAGATGGTACTGAGATTGCAGGCTATCACTTCGTAATTAATATTGAGAAGTCTCGACATGTGCGCGAGAAGTCTAAGATTCCGATCACTGTTACGTTCGACGGTGGCATTGCAAAGTGGTCAGGATTACTTGATGTTGCAGAGAAGGGTGGCTATATTCGTAAACCTAAAGTTGGTTGGTACGAGGCTCTTGATCCCGAAACTGGTGAAGTTCTAACTGAGAAGTTGCTACGAGCAAAAGAAATTCTTTCAAGTGGAGATTTCTGGAAAATGATGTTTGAGAAAACTGATCTTGCATCTTACATCAAAAAGCGTTATACTGTAGGAACAGGCTCACTCTTTACAGAAGAAGTGAGTGATTCGCCTTTGCCTGCTGATATAGAAGAAAACAATAATCAATAAATCGGAGCATTACGTTGATTGAAAGAACTATTCTTGCAAATCTAATGTCGAATGACAATTTCACGCGGAAAACGATACCGTTCATTGAACCAGAATATTTCGATGATTATGAAGAACGGCATCTTTTCAATGAAATTAGATCGTACATTGACAAATACAATGGGCTTCCTACCAAGGAAGCCCTACACATTACGCTGGGTGAAAATGATAGTTTAACAGAAGATCAGTTTACGAAGGTAAGTAGAATTGTTGACGAGCTTGAATATGACCCAGCAACTGATATTGACTGGCTTGTAGATAAAGCGGAAAAGTTCTGTCAAGATAAAGCAATATACAATGCCGTCAAGAAATCAATTCTTATACTTGACGACCGTGATAAACAATATGACAAAGGCTCTATTCCAGAGTTGTTGTCAGATGCGCTGGGCGTTTCTTTCGACAGCAATATTGGTCACGACTTTCTTGATAACTCTCAAGAGCGTTACGACTTTTATCACGCGAAAGAGGATAAGATTGCGTTTGATCTTGAATACTTTAATGAAATCACCAAGGGCGGTCTATCACGCAAAGCTTTGAGTGTTGCCTTGGCAGGCACAGGCGTTGGTAAAACTCTATTCATGACACATTGTGCATCTGCAAATCTGATGGCAGGCAATAACGTGCTATATATTACTATGGAAATGGCAGAAGAGCGTATTGCCGAGCGCATTGATGCTAACCTATTGGACGTTTCACTTGATGATTTACGTATGCTTACGCGTGAAGCGTATGATTCGCGAATCGCTCGTGTCAAAACGCGTACAACAGGTAAGTTGATTGTTAAAGAGTATCCTACAGCATCTGCTGGTTCAGCCCACTTTAGACATTTGTTGAATGAGCTTAGACTAAAGAAGAACTTCAAACCAGATGTTATCTATATCGACTATCTAAATATCTGTATGAGTTCACGAGTTAAATATGGCGCAAACGTGAATTCATATACATTGGTGAAAGCTATCGCAGAAGAATTGCGTGGTCTGGCAGTCGAATTTAATGTGCCTGTTATGACTGCGACACAGACAACTCGCTCAGGTTTCTCTAATTCAGATGTTGGTCTAGAAGATACTTCAGAATCTTTTGGTCTACCAGCGACTGCAGACTTCATGTTTGCACTTATCTCTACAGAGGACCTCGAAGAGCTTGGGCAACTTATGGTAAAGCAGTTGAAAAATCGTTGGGGTGATGTTGGTGCACCTAAACGATTTGTTGTAGGTATCGATAGGTCTAAAATGCGACTCTTCGATGCAGAAGAGTCTGCTCAGCAAGGTATTATGGGTTCACCATCAGGCAATAAAAAGAACAATGATGTTGCACTTATGGATGATACAGCATTCGGCGGACGTCTAGAAGACGAAATGCGATCTGGTAGAGGTAAACATAAAAAGAGAAGTTTTGAGGGCGTAGTCTAATGTATACCGTAAAGGAAAATAATGATACCAGTAAATGGGAAATCTACGAGATCACTACAGATCAGCGTGTACAGAGTTGTAGAACCAAAGACGAAGCAAGGCGATTAACGAGATTGTTAAACCTAGGATCAGGCTTCAACGGTTTTACGCCAAGGTTCATCACGGTCGAGTACATTTGAGACATCCACAAACAAAAAGAAAGGTCGTCCAATAGAACGACCTTTCTTTAAATTTGATCAATGCGCGATGTCGAGAGGAACCCCACCTGCACTAAACGTGCCGCCCCGACTATTCCTTTCGTGATGTTGAATTTATCTCTGATCACACTTGCCTCTTATGCTATGCATAGCTCCACGCACCCATGATGTTATTTATACAAATAAAAACTTGGAAACCACTTGACAATGAACTTTTTTTCAATTATATTGATTTTGTAGCAAAGAGGTGATAATGCTTTACGAAATCGAAGGTATAAGTTCGCATTTTGATGTTGAAGAACTTGATAGCGTTGTGTTTCATGCTATCAAGTTCCTTTCTATGCCTGAGAATACGCTGCTCACCATTCGCTTCTCTGATGATATCGAGTCAGCTGGATATTGTGATGAAGTTGACTTGGACGAAGGTATCGTTGAAATTGAACTAAATAATAGTCTTGATTTAAACGAAACTATTATGACAATTTTTCATGAGATGGTGCATTGTCGTCAAATACTTGAAGGACGACTTGTGCAAGGTAATCCTAGTACGTGGGATGGTATAGAGTATACATGCGACTACATGAATTTACCTTGGGAAATAGAGGCATATGCACTAGAAGGAAGAATGTATGAAGAATATCGAGAATCTAGATAAAGAATTTATGGACGTCACCGATAGAGATATTGATATGTTGGTACCATGGTTTTTGATGGCATCATATGCATATGACGTTCAAGAAGAACCAATTCTGAGTGATGCCACATATGATAAAATGCTTAGGCGAATGATTGATAACTGGGACGATATCAACCATCCGAACAAACATTATATACTAAAAGATGATCTTGAAACTGGAAAGTTTCGATGTGAATACCCCAAACGCGTCAAAGACGCTATTAATACTTTGAAGGACTCTTGCTATGAAAAATAAAACACTCCGAGATGAAATCGTTGATGCACTTGACGAAGCTCGTATACTGGAATGTGCGATGGAACGATTTGATAGAGATCGTATGCTATTTGTTGCGCAGAGATTAAGTGGCGCGCCGTACTCATTTATTACAGAAGTATATTCAAAACTTTAAAATGCCAAAAGCAAAGCAGAGTAAACAAGAGAGAGCAGCGCAAGCCAAGAAAGAACACGAAGCATGGCTTGTTTCAATGGGATACAAAGGCGGTAAGTCGCTAAGAGGTAAACATGGTCGTAGAATTGGGGTTCATTCTGTTCCTAACTTGCGTGATGGCATACACGAAATGCCAGACACGTCTGATGCTATCTGTAGTAACGGTAGTAAACGAGAGTCCGCAAAGTATACAGGTACACTCGTCAAAGGTATTGCCACGATGCACAAATCGAACGCAGTTCCTATAACAAGCGGTGAACAAGCAATTGAGATATCGAAAATGAGGCGCTGATGCGTCTCTTTTTTGTTATATAAATAGACGTATGACAAAGGAGAAAAACATGGCAAAAA